CCACCTGACACACTGCACCCAGCTTTGTAACAGTTCCATATGATCTTACCCATATTATTAGTAATAGTAAATGTATTCTTAGTATTACATGCAGGGCACGTCATACGTTTACTCTGTCCATTTACTAATGCTAGATCATCTATAATACTTTGTATATTCATGCTGTATCACTTTCTATGTTGTTCGTTCCACTCAAGGATACACTTACATTTCTCTGTGTCAAGGCACTATTTGCACTTGTATACGTATGTTTCATATATGGTTTCACAGAAGACACATGATTGTGTCCTGTCACTGCCATAACTTGGGGCAATGGTACACCGGCATCAACCATCTGTGTCACACCAGTCCTACGTAAGTCCATAAGACGTAACTCTTCGGGTAGTTTAGCTAGACGCATTACCCTTCTACCCACTTTGGATAGTCTCTCCATAGCATAAGGGTTATAAGAACCATCCGTAGGTCTAGGATGTGGGGCAACGTAGTCTTGAAAACCAAAGTCGTTACGCTGTTCATTTAACATGTGCAATAGATCTTCTGATATTGGTAGCTCTATGTCAGCCCTACGTTTACTTTGTTCTAGTGATAGTTTCTGAGTACGAAAGTCAATGTTATCCCACGTCAACATACGCATGTCACCTAGTCGCTGACACCATTCGTATGCCATCTGTACAATCAAGCCAATGTTACGATACTCAAAGTCGCTGTATGCTACGTCAAGAAACTTGACAACATCATCATGTGTCCACACCACCTTACGCTGTGCAGCAGACTTACGTTTGATATTTGCCCAAGGATTGTATGTTGTATGCTCCATCTGTATCGCATAGTTGTACACCCTACTGGCACATGTTGCTGCATGATTAGCAAAACTGATGCCACGTTTGACCCACTCTTCATATGATTGCTTTGCAACCTTAGAGGTAACGTGCTCATACTTACGCCACCCCATAGTCTGGTGCAGCACAGTCAGAAAGTACCTGTAGTCAACCTTAGTTGAGTGACGTAAAGCATTGAAATCATTAGACATATAGTAATAGTTAATGAGATCAGTCACCTTGCTGCTAGACTTTATTCGTACAATCTGTGATTGTTCTTCACGCCACGTGTCAATCGCCTTATTGTGATCACGAACAATCTTGCGTACCTGTTTTAAGTCTGTACCATATTCCTCACGTTTGACCACACCCTCATCGACAAGGTTCTGTGGCGGGTTAAAGCGGTATGAGATGTCACCCGCAGGTGACACTCGTTCTTGTACATAGCGTGGTAGCTTTGGCATGTGTTATGCAGCCTCCAAAGTAATGAACCTGTCATCAGATACCCACTTAGATACCTCTTGCTCACGTGACCACATGCTTACAGCCTGTGTGTCGTTGCCAGTGTTACGCAGGTTGAAACCATTACGCTCATCAGCATACGATGCATAGTTGGTGAAGGCAGAATACAATGCCCACTTATTGTGACCACGTTGTGAAGCTTCTTGCATGTACAAGCTGTACATCTTCTCAGACTTACGCTTAGATGCAATCATGTTGTCAAGCAGTGAGCTTACATCCACATACTTGAGGTCAGTCTGTGCCCACACTTGCATCTTGCTGGCTTCTTCGTAGAAGTCCTTACGTGCTCGTGTCAGTTCGTAGATGAAACTTTCCATAGTAAAGTTAGATGTGTTCTTCTTACGCACTTTGTCATACTCCCCTCTAATCATTCCATTGGTACAAAAGAAATCAATGGCACCAAAGTACACCTGATTGCTGCACGATCCGTCAATACCATGTAATGATATAATACGATTGCCAATCTCAGTGCTGTGTTTGTCTGTCTCAATGACAGTTTTCATGTTAGGCAGGGTGATGTCAAGCATAGCCCATGCCCCATTACGTGCAGTACGCCAATGTGTATTGGCATTTGCTAACTCATAGTCAGATAGTTCTTCTGTCACTGTGTCAAGGACACCACGATAGAAGTCACCATGTGATGCACAAGTAAACGTGTTACCTACTACGCCAAGGTATTCACCTGATGTAGCATTGATGACGTACTTCTTGTCCTTCACTTTGGTAGGCTCAAAAGCTACGTCAAAGTCCATGTATTCTGGTACGATATTCGGGTGATTAAAATCAAAAGCCATACTATTTTTCTCCTTATGATAAGTATGTGGCAACTGTGCCATAGTTATGTAAGTTATACAATACCCCACTAAGGGGCGTTAGTTATTTGTAGAACAGGTGTGACCCATAAGTCACAGTGTACTCTAGTTTGTCAGCCCAATATGGGCGTACATAGTTTGCATGATAATGCGTTGCTCCTTGTGTCATGTCAGGCACATCACCTAACAGTACATCTGCTGCAACCATCTGGGCATAGGCCCATGCATACGGCTCACGTGGTCTGTCAGATTTACCATCACAGTACCAACTGAACTGACATGTGCCATCACTACGTGACTGCTTGACCACAGAGCATACATCGTCTGGGAACTTGTCACTCTGTACACGATTGATGACAACATGAGCTACGGCATACTGCCCCGTCATGGTATCACTACGTGCCTCAAAGTACACGTTAAGTGCAAGGCACATTAATGCTGCTTCAATCATTTATCTTTCCTCTTAGGTAAAGGTGTACCTGACCAATCATCACATGGATCATCAGGCGGCATCGGTTTCTGATCCTGTTGTGTAGACTGATATGAATATACGTGTACCATCGCCATCGCTTTCGCTGTCTGAGATGAGGCGTACTCCGTTACCTGCATCGGCATATTGCTTTAGCTTTTGTATACTAAGCATAGTATCACCACGGCCTGATCGTCTGAAGAAGTTTATGTGTGCTTCTTCACCGTCTATGTACTCACCTATCACAGTGAGCTTGTTACCCATCTCAAAGAATGGGTCTGTATATTCCATACCAAAGTCATCTAACAAGAACTGTTTTACAGTTTTATTAGCATTGATTTCTGACTTGTTCAACATACGTTGGGTTAGTTTAATATTAGCTGCCATTGCTTTCTCCTATTGCAATACTACTGGTGCATCATAGACATAACCAATGTCTGCATACTCGTCTGCTTCGTATTCTGCACATGATACGAACTCTACTTCTTTATCTGGGTGAATGTGCTTTGCCATCAGGACTGCCATGCTGCAAGCACTTGCCCAGCTATCAATGGCAGGAAAGGTATCATCAAGTGTGATACAACTCTCCTGTCCATCAATCTCTAAGACAATTTCATATGCCTTAATTATTGGCATTGTAATACCATGCACGATCATCGTCAGGTAATACCTGTGGCATCCAGTGTGCAGGTCTGTCTGGATCTTCGTCATGCTTCTGACTTCTGAAATCAAACATGCCACGCAGTTTCCATGCCTCATCACGCAAGCAATGTAGATTACTTAGGCTCACGTCAAACGTTTCACCTGCATCATCTAAGATGCTGTCCATTGCGTTGTACAAGTCACATAGTTTTTGTACTTCCTCACGAGTTAGTTTTGTTTTTAGTTTAGTCATGTTGCACTCCTTTTTTTATTACATCATCATAATCATAGGGGTGTTCTTCCCATTCTCCACCCATAGGTAAATTGATTTCTTCTTTTATACAATCTGCAAAGACATCGTACCCATCATAGCACCAACCATCTTTGTTAGACCACCCCTGTTCGCCATCTTCTTTGTTTATTATAATATAATTCATGGTCTTGCTCCTTCTGCATATAGGTATGGTCTGTTGACGGTATTATACACCACCATACGTGGTTCTATTCTTAGCACTGCACGTTTAGCTGTACGTACAGGTCTTGTGTCAATCACATCTATAAACGTGTCAAACTTGTATGGATTGTATGACACAATTGTATAATCCAAATAGTCTGGATCAAAGCCGACTTTGATATGGTCAAAATCATTAAACACTGTTAAGTCACCACGCACAAATGCATGGACATTCTTCCTGCCTTCACGCAGTACACGCTCACGTCCTGCCTTACGTACTACAAACGTAGGATTGTCTATGTGTACTTCGTCAGTGTGTAGCATTACTCTGCCCGTCTTACATGAACGAACAGACCATATGTGTTTATGTAGATTGAAATAAACTTCAACTCTCATCTGACTTACCTTTCAGTTTTGTTATCACAAATAAGTATACGTATATCTGAATGTATACACACCAGATAGTGAAGGTGTCCACACCTCTCACGTCATAGCCTACACTGTGCATGATTACAATAGTAAACAGCATAGCGAAGTAGCCAGCGAAAGGTGTGAACAATAGGTAGGGCATTAGCTTACTTTCGCAAGCTCTGCATCAATCTCTTTCAGCCATGTAGCTGCCTCTTTACGTTGCCGCATAAGGTTTGAGCGGTGCATGTTGTACTTGTTTTTGATTACGCCAAGTTCTTTCAAGACTTGTACACGATACTTGATGCGGTTAGGGTATTCATTTAAGGCTTCTGCCATTTCTTCCATAGTCATTTCACCCCAAAGCTCACGAATAACTTCGTCAATTACCACGTAGTTGTAGGTATACTTACGTGCTTTGCTCATGTGGAACGTATGCTCTGCATACAATTCTGGGTGAGAAGTTTTTACTACGGGTGCATTTACGTTTGAGTTTGTCATTGTGTTAGCTCCTATGCTACTGATTTACGAAGGTTTAGTTTAGCTTGACGTGCAATTTTACGAGCACGTTTCCACCCATCACGAGTAGATTTCTGTCCATAATTGAACGGTTTTTTCTTAGTCATCTTGATAAAGTTTTGCATCTCGCATCGCATGTATTTTCTCCTGTTGGCGGTTACGTTTAGCTTTGTTACCCTTCTTTGGAAGGATAACTTGCGGTGATTTACGCTCCTGTAACATTGCCTTTGCCACAGGGTTTCGGTATGTTACAGAAGTTTTCTTAGCCATGTTCAAATCCATATGTTACACATTCTACATGATACCTAGACACTACGTCACCAGTATCTAAGGCACGGTTGGCACGATTACCTGCCACATATTCGCACCATGTATTCCACCAGTATTCACTGCCCTCTACTTGAGTAAGCTCAACGTACTGCTCAACTTTTTTGCGTACTGTCGCAGGTTTCATGCCAGAGGGTGGCGTCTTCACAAGGTTAGGTGATATACCCAACCGCTTGATATTGTGGCTGTCTATACATGCCACATTGAAACCAAGGCATTGAGCTAGGAAGGCAGCTTTGACCATGCCAAGGTTAGGTACAGCCATGAACAGTTGTATGACATCAGCACACGCTTCCACACTGTCATAGCCTTTGCTGTCTACTATGTGATACAGCTTGCCATACAAGAACTCTTTGTTCTCGTTTAGGTACTCGTAGCCATCAGCTTTCTTACCCCATAGGCAATCAGCTTGGTAGAAGTCACGTTCTACTTTGACCATGCTGCCACGTACTGTGGATAGGCCAGCTTGTATTGTAAGCAACACAAACAAGCCAGTGTTTACCAAAGCATCAGGGCCACGCCATTTTACGAAAGCTTTGATTTCATTTACATCACGTTGATACATTGTATCGTCCTTTTAAAAGTGTCCAACATTGGACGGTTTCAATTTGGTAGTTAGTATATGTATACGTTATATATACTTTCACTAAAGTATCAAGTATATATAACTTATACTATACATAAAGGTTAAGCCCATTCAGCATGAATGTTAGCCTGTTCAAGCCACCGCATAGCAGTGTCTATGTCAGGAGCGCCATGATCCATACAAGCATTGATGCTTGCATCTTCATCAGCACGTTCCTGTGCCAGATCTTCCTCTATGTACTTTTGGTACATATCAATTTCCTCTAACAATTCTACAACGGACATGTTGTGACTTGATGGTGGGCGTACACCATGAAAGTCTTTGTAAACATCAGAGTATGTTTGGCAAAGGTCTTGATAGATCATAATAAACTCCGTTTAAAGTGTCCAACATTGGACGGTTTCAGTTATCTTTAGTATTATACATATGTTATATAACACTTTCACTAAAGTTTCAAGTGTTTATATAACTATGTAATACTACTTGTCAAGAGGCCGTTCACAAATTGTGATAAAGCCCAACATTGCAACGGGAACCGCAATGCCTATGAGTATATGCAAGTGACCATTGAGTGACACAACGGCAATGGTCAAATAGGTAAGTAATACAAGTATTACAGACCATGCTACAGCGAGAATGATTTTAATCATGGTGCCATCCATGCAAATGTAATTCCACAGCGGCATCTTTT